TCAGACATCGTAGGGGTAGCGCTCCTGCATATCGCGCGCGTAGATACCTGCGAGCTGGGCGTTGCCGCTGGTGATCGCACGGCGCAGGCGGTCCAGAAGCTCCATGTCGGTCAGCACCTCGCCACGCTTGTAGTTGTTCACCGCTGCCCTACGCCGTTGGCGATACGCCCTGCTCAGATCGGCGGCGGTCTGCGCTGCAACACCATTGGCGGGCGGACGGCCACGACGCTTGGGCAGCTGCATTTCGACGGTGCCGGGGTCTTTGTCGTCGCGCATCTGAGTCATCCATTGTTTCGATGGATCTATATTAATCTGACGCGTCATAAAAGTCTAATGATGGTTAGTTATATGACGCGTCAGTAAATTAAAGCTGCGCGATAGTATCTGGAATCGTTGTCGCGGTCTGGTACGGCTTGGAGTCTGGGAACTTGCCTGCAGCTCGGGACGTAGATCCGATCAGCGCGCCAGGAGCGGTGGCCACCTGGTCGTGCACCGGGCCGACGGGCGGCTTTCAGTGGTGGATGGCGCGGGGTCCGCCGACAGAGCGCGTGTGGTCCGGGGGACACGTGGGCCACGCAGTCCACGGCGCGGGTGAGGCGTTATCCGTAGGGGCTATGCCCCTACACTCATCATCGGCCGATGTAGATGCTAGGCAATTCAACAGATGGCCGGCAACGCAGGTAATTGCGCTCATGGTCCAATGCCTGATCCCAGCCATTGCCGATACGACGAATAACACGACCCTCCGAGCAGGCAACGCCACTAGACTTTGCCTCAGAAGTTCCAAGCTCAGGGATGTCGAGCATCGTGTATGACGGACGAGGCCTACCGAACTGACGAGACAAACCCTCCTGCATTGAAAAATCCACATGCTCACAGTAAGCATGTGTCCACGGCCGTGGGTCATTGGCAAGCAGCTTGCGGCAGTCAAGTTGCGGCACGGGCGCGACATTGCGGCGGGGGTCAACTCGCTTGAGGCCAGAACCTAAAGCAGAATGCGTCTGCGCACTTAAGGAAGCCGACAAGCTAAAAATTATAATAAAAAAGCATGAGCCGGCTATAAGTGGCATCGTTCCTGTCCTATTGCTTTCCATTTGAACTTGCCTGTATGAAATGCGGGTTTTGCAGGCGTTCAGGATAGCAAAATTCGGCTCACGGCACAGAGCACAAGCAAATGGCCGACGTAGTAACCATAAAACACCCACCGCATGCGAGGAAAGAACACACGCGTGCTTATGGCAATCTCGCTCAGGGCAATCACAGGGACAGCGAGTAGAGCCCAGAGACTGCCGTTAAACCAACACAGCGAGATGAGGGCAAAAACCACAGGTACTGGATTGCGGATGACTTTGGCGTAATACGCCCAGCCGGTTACGACCAGGGCGATGCCCGCCCATTGGTAATCGACGAACAACGGAGCAGGCGCCGCACAGAGCGTGAGCAGAACCCAGCGGCGACGCTGGATGGCCCACACCGCCGCTGCGGCCAGTGCGAACGCCAGCAGGACGTTCACGGGCAACCAGTAGCCGAACGCCCAGGCGTGCACCGGCTGCGCCAACACGCCCCACCAGACCAGCCGCCGCACCGACTTGCCTACATCAGCTCCCGGCTGCGCCAGGTTGTAGGCCATGACCAATGCGAACAGCGGAAACGCGATCCGCCCCAGCTCGGACAATAGCGGCACGTAGCCGTGATAGAACACCTTGGCCACGTGGTCGAATGTCATGCAGACCAGGGCAACCCACTTCAATAGTTCGCGTGCACTACTGCTCATCACAGATCCCTGCTGGTGGGTGCGGTGTAGCTATTGATCGAGTAACCCGGCGACTCGGGGAACGTGCCCAATGCGCGCGTGCGCTTCTCCATGGTCGATGTGACTGCCCCGCTCTGCTGCGGAGCCTGCGGCTTGGGTTGCTCGTTCGCATCGGCAGGGCCGGCCTGCTGCGCCTGCGCGACATTTGCGGGCGGCTTATACGGGTTGTATGGCTCACCCCACCTTGCGATATCGCGGCACACGTCATCGCGCATTGCAACGCGGGTGTTCTGCTCGGTGACACATCGACAGCTGTTCTCGCTGGACATGCAGTACATGTGCGGATCGGACACCACAGGACGATCAACGTAGGCAGGTGCCGACCACGGCACATCGGCGACCAATGGCACGAGTTGACCCACGTAATCTTCCGCGCTGCTGACCTTAGGCCGCGCGGCTACACCAGCAGACGCAGTGCCCGCCAGCGACGGCCCCGAAGGGGCCGTCTTATTGGCGGGCGCAGCGTCTGCCTTCTTCGCAAACATTGTGTCTTGATAAACCACGTACCACGCACCGCACGCCAGCAACGCGGCAACCGGCAGAATCATCAATGCCTTTTTCACCAGTGCCGGCATCTGGTACTTCATCGTGTGGACCTGCGCCGACTTGTAGAACTTGAAACACTCGGTTGGCTGTTTCCACACTTCGTAGTCGTAAAGCTTTTTGATGCGCGGCAACGGCGAACGCACCTCTTCGATGATCTGGCTATTGCGGAAAATGAAGGTCTTTTGCTTGCCGCTCTGACGCAGCAGATGTTCGTGATAGCCGACCAGGCCGCGCAGGTAGGTGTCGAGGTAGTTCGGCTGCTGCGTGGCAAGCACCAGGCGAACGCCATCGTGTCGAATCTTGGACATCGCCTTGATGGTTTCGACCGGATCACCGCCGCGACGTGCAGGAAAAAATTCCTGCGCCTCATCGACGAACAGAATGGACTCAGGCGGTAGCTGTTGCCACTTGTGCGGATCGGCCCACGGCGTCGTGCCAGGAACCGCGATGCCGTCGATGTTGCACACGTACACGTGCGCACCCTTGTCCATGAGATAGCGAATCGCCTGGATGATGCGCAAGCTCTTGCCCGATCCTGGCAGGCCGGTCAGCAGTGAAATAGACGCGGTGTCGCCGATCATGTGGCTTGGTTCCTACGTTGAATAAACATGCGCTCAGCGCCGCGAATGCCGTATGCGCTCAGAATGATGGACACGCCCGCATCGATCCCAAGCGCGTGCACCCAGGCTGCAATGCCAGCCGGCACCGATGACCAGGCGTTCTGCGCGTATTCGATAATCGGGTTGTAGATGAAATGCTGCGCTACGAACGTCAGCCCGACCGCAGACAACAAGCGACCGAGCCAAATGGCCGCCCTCAATTTGACGAGCTTATGCACCGCATCGGCGGCGTTCTCGAAAAAATTGTTTGCAAAATCGCGAGCCCAATCGAACATCAGATGTTCCTCCCAACGACGAACATCGCAATCACCGTGCACATGGCGATGATGACCATCTTGACTGCGGCGATTGCGTCAAAGAACCCTGCGGGAATGACCCACCGCTGACCTTCAATTTCAACGTCTGGAAGGAGCCCGGCACTGCCGTTGCCGCCGACGTTGATGAGGTCTTGGCGCAACTTCAAGCCGCTGCCGGACGACTCACCGCCCCAAATACCTTCAACCACCCCAGCATCGTCGCCGTTGCTGATACCAGCAGCACGCGATGCCATGCCCTGCCCCAACGCTTCCATGGCGCAACGCTGCTTCCACTGTTGCAGAACGCTTGCATAGGCTTCGGCTTTACACGATTTCCCGGCACACACCGGCACGTCACCCTCAGCACACGTATCGCCCTTGGTGACTTCACTGGCCTGCGTGTTGCAATCGATTTTCCAGGTAAATTTCAACTGCAAACACTTGAGCGTGTCGCCAACGCAGATGGGCGGCGAGGTGCAATTTCCGCTGTCTGTTGCGCTGTCCTTGCTGTCCTCGTCGCCCTTCTTATCAGTGCCGGGCTTGCTGCCATTGCCAGACGTGTTGCCGCTACCGTCAACGCTATTGTCACCAGTGCCATTCTTCGAGTTGCCGGTAGGCACCTTGACGTAGTTGGTCACGTTGTAAGTGGTGCATGTGTTGTTGACGCACGTCGTCTGCTGATGCCCGTCGGTGCGCTGCCAATCACCGTCGATAGGCGGGATGGGCGGAGGGGTCACAGGCTCGCCCTTGGGTGTCTTACCCTGACTGTCATCGCCGTCTGTTTTCTTGCCGGTCTCGCTAGGCTTCCAGCAGAACGTTTTGCCGGTGGAAGCGGTAGCACAGTAGTCGCCGTTTTGCTTCATACAACCGGTTTGACCACTCCCAAGGCCAACACACTCGGGCGGCTTCTCCTTCGTCTGTTCCTGCACTTCCTGCTTGGCGTCGATGGGCGCGTTGCTGTTGTTCTGAGTCGAGCACACATCGCCTGTGTAATAGCGATTAACCATGCCATACGTGGTAACGCCGCCAGCTTGGCCGGATATGGGTGTGCCTGCCACCTTGCAGCCGCCGTAGCACGTGCTGGGCGCTTGTCCGAGGTTGGCACCACTATCACCTAGCGGTGCGGATGCGTTGAGGCTCTGACAGGTCTGCCCTTCGTCCCAAGGCCATTCGCCATACGTGGTCTGTGCCCAGCCGTCCGAGAATTTGCGCTCAATCACGCCCTGAAAGACGCGTCTACCGGTGAGCGGCACGCAGTTAGGATTACGCCACTGATTGGGCGACCCCGAGACCATCTTTGCGCCTTCAGCATTGCAGATGAAGTTGGCTTCGCCCTGATTGACTGCGGCGTGCGCGCTGCCGCTGCACAGCTGCAATAGCAACCCGAAGACGGCGGCCACTACCACATAGGCGACTCGCCTCACGACAGCGCGAGCGAAATATCGAGCAAGCCAGCGCATCAGTTCCAGCCCGTCGCGCACACGTGCGCGGCATGGATCAAGAACGCCAACACGATGAGACCTTCCATTGCATCCCCCAATTGAAAAGGGAGGGTTTCCCCTCCCCTGCTATTGCGCTGATTGGCTCACTTGCCGCCGATCAGGCCCAGTGCGCGAAGCGTCCAGCGGCCGAGTGCAAACGCGGCCAGGATGGTGACACCCACAGCGGTGTAGGTAATGACCTTCGCAACGATGGCGCCGCCGTCGAAATCGCCACCACCGCCACCGCCACCGGATGCAAAGGCGAAACCGGGCATGGCCATCAACGCGGTGCTACCCACGATTGCGGCAGTCTTGGCGTTGCTAACAGCCGACTTGGCCTTGGTGACAACGGTCGAAATGTTCTTGTTCATTGATGCTATTCCTCTATGGATTTTGGGTTGAGCAGTCCTTTAATGACTGCAAGGGTCATCAGGCCGATGAAGTAAGCGCCGCCCACCATCGCGGCCTGTTCAATGGTGGGAAGTGGTGTGGTCCAATCCGATTGATCAATCCAGGCTTGAACCTCGCATTGCTGCGTTGAATCGTTGTATTGCGTGCAGGTCAGGATCTTTGCCATTGCTCAGAACTCCTGATCGCATGCATATGAGTTAGGAAACACGCGCCGGCTTAGCTGCTCGCAGCACATGAAATTTGCTGTAATTGATCGCGCCCTTGTTGACCGTCACCATGGCTTCCAGGTCAAGCTCGTATTCGCCAGGCTGGTAGGCGGCTTGGCCCTTCTCCAAGCGCACATCAAGCGGATACGCGAACCCGCCTGCTTCCAGCTTTGCCTTCTGCTTGCGCGTGGTGTATTCCCGATCCTTGCCCTCGTCATCCTTGAACGTTCCGCCACGCTCATCGACTTCGGCGCTCAACACAGTGACTTTGATTCCGCTCATGGTGTAACCCTTTTTAGGTTTGATTGATCCCGACGATCCGGGTGATTTGATTGACCACATTTGCTGTTACACACGTCGGTGGCCATAACGACGTGCAGCGAATTTCATTGGGCGCAATCGGGAAATAGCTCATCCAATTGATTGGAGATGCGTATCTCTAGATCTAGCTGTTGCAGATTCTTGAAACGACCAGGCACACCGTCATGGGTCAGGTAGCGGTCCAGGACAGACACGGCGTATTCGTGACTACGAGTGTTGAGTGCATTCCAGAGAATCCGGAGGGCACTACCCGCCTGTGTGTCGATGAAATCGATCATGGCCTTAACGGAAGGGTTGACCATGCGTTCTTTGAGCTCGAGACGCGTCAGCTCTCCGATGACCAGGTCAGCGAGAACGGTGTAGGCGCTCGCGAAGTATTTGCCGGGATCAACCAATGCGCCCAGTGGCAAATCGATGCGCTTGGCATACAGCCGCAGCTCGCAACGGGTCCAGTCGCTTTCGGGGTCACCAAGCTGCTTGCCCTTCTCGTAGATGCAGAGCTCTTTGTGACCTTTCTGGCCGACGTAGAAGCTGCATCCCTTGTCGTTGCCCTCGTCGCTGATGTGCTTCGCGTGCGGAGGCCGGCCGTTCATGGTGAAAGCACCATCGTGGTAGGCATCGCGGAACTGCTGCACGTCGAACCACTTGCCCGTGTGGTCATCAATGGCGATATCGACACGCGTGAGGTGTGCACCCAGATCCTGTGCGATGCGTTCTGCATACGGCCAGCTGGGGACGTTGCTGCACCCCTGCCCTGTCAGACTGATGCACACCTCGCCAGTGTCAGCAACACCGATGCGGCCGCACACGCTGGAAGTCTCATCAATGAGCATGGCGCTGCGCTGATAGTTGAAGTTCCACAAGCGCTCCTGCAGGGGACCGGCGACGATGCTGCCGGAGGTGCCGAAGACGTAGGCCACCATCTGCTGAGCGTTCATGCGCCTGAAGAAGTTGACAGCCTTATCGGTGTCAAAGACCAAAGTGCAGAAGTCGATAATCGGCTTCGACAGCCCTTCGAGGGTCTGAGACTTTTGGCCCGTGTTACTGCTCGGGCCAACCGGGTGCGCCGGCCGATTGCACAGCTCTGCCGGTGAAAAGGGTACGCAGGGAGCGACCAGGAGCGTCACAGAGCCACCGCCGGGGTGTTGCCGATCAGCTGGATGCGCTGCTCGATCATCGCCTCATAGGTTTCGACCAGGTCTGCATTGCCGCACTGACGCGACCAGCTGACCAGGTCAAACAGGGTGTGCAACTTCATGCCGGGGATTTCGACCAGGTCAGTCATGACCAACCCCGCTGAAATAGGCGATCAGACCGGCAGGCGTCAGGAACAAGAACACGCCACAAACCCATGTCCACGGCTCAGGCAGGTAGTAGGCACCGATGATGAAAAGGGAGATGAAGGCAGCGAGCGCCCACACGTAACCGATGCACTTTGCGAACTCTTTCATAGCGACCACTCCGCTTCGCACATCGTGGCGTCGCCAAGACGTTCGGCACGCAACTCAGCGGCAACGATGTACGGATCGAGGTAGTCAGCAGCGGCAATGCGGTCGTGCTCGCGCTGGCGAAGAATGCGGGCATCGCGCTTGGCGTTGGCGACCAGGCACGCAGACGGGTAATTGGCATCGACCAGGTCGAAACGGCGCTGCTTGGCGTAGCGAACATAGCCAATGACACCGCGCAGATATGCGCAGGCGATCAGCACCAGCAAGCCGGCCAGAATAAAGTGATGCGTCACGAAATGTCCCCTATTGCTGTCGCTTCGAGGCCACTCGCTAGAGCGGCCGCTACCCTACCCTGACCCTCGGCCCCCGGGGGGTACCGGGGGGGAGGGGCGCTTAGCCGCACTAAACGCTGGTGCTTGTATAGTTCAGCGAAACACAAATGTAAAGGTCAGCTAAACATGAGCGCGGAAAACGAACTGATCGACCTGGTGCGAGCAGGAGGAAAATTCAGTTCAGACAATGCGTTAGCTCAGAAGCTGGGCGTCACCAGGGCGATGGTGAGCTCGTGGCGCTCGGGCAGATATGCGATGCCGGATGACCAAATTGCGCAGCTTTGTGCGCTAGCGAAGCTGGACGGAGCCAGCTGGATGGCGAGGATTCACACTGAGCGTGCTGGATCGGCAACAGAGCGCGCCCTGTGGCAGTCAATCCTGGACCGGCTGGCCCCGATCACCGCGGTGGTCGGGGCGCTGGCAGTCGTCGTAGTCGGGGTGCACGCAGGGGCGCATGAGGCGCTGCTGATCGCCTTCTCCCCCGCCGCCATAACGCCCACCTTCTATACATTATGCGAAATGGGCTATCTGTGCCGCGCTTGCCCGGCTTCGCTGGATCTGGCTTTGGATCAAGACTTGCCTGCCGAACCATGTGGAACTGATAGGCCCTTGGCCAGGCTGGCGAGCAGTCGATGGTCAAGGTCGTTGTGGTGGATCTTGGCGAATGGAGAGACGGCCACTTCGGCAGAACAGCCCGTCGCCGTGCCCGCGTTGCGGGATAAGGCGTTATCCGTAGGGGCTATGCCCCTACACGCAAATCACCTGCATGCATTGTGGACGACGTTGTCCCAATAGCTGGATAGCGCAAAGTCACGATGTAGGCCGGCAGCCTCATAGGCAGCTGCCCGGCTTGCCTTGGCGCTTTGGCACGTAGATCCGTTTGCACTGTCAGTAACAGTGGCGCCACCGGCATCACCACCAGAAGATGTGTTGCGGGCTTTGAGTTGACGGTCGATGCGATAGAGACGCCATTTCTCTGCGTTGCTTTGCTCAGGAACAGGGGTAGCGGCCCAAGCCTTCTCGGAGTGGCCGGAGGTGCACGGCGCTGACTGATAAACGACCTGGCCGCGTTCGCGGCACTTATGCACCTGCTGAGCTTGAACAGGCACCGCGGTAGCTAGCGCCAGCACTATTGCAAATCTCGCTTCCATGCATTTCCCCTTGTTCTAGGGAAATGATAGCTCGTTAGGAAACAGATTTTCGTGACGCGTACGAATGCGGCGGCGATGGCGATGTTGTCGATAAGCCCTAAGACAACAGCATCCACCATGCAGAGGGTGAAACGAATGCAACAACGTCTGCAGCGTCTTTGCTGATCACAAGGGGGCCTTTTCGTGATGCATCACGATTTCATCTCACGGGCGCGCATGCGCAGATCCGCAAGCAATGCCAGCGCAGTGTCGGCCTCGCTATTGGCGAAGGCATAGTGCAACGAGTCGATAGTCGCAGCGATGGAAACCTCTTTCTCGGACTGGCCGAGATAGGCCATAGATTCTTGCTTGCGCTTGCGCCGATAGTCCCTTGCACGCTCGGCGGCGCTCATGGCCTCGCCGTAGTTGAGTGGCCTGCCCTGCTTGCGCGGAAGCTGCATTTCTAAGGTGCCGGGGTCTTTTCGTCACGCATCACATTACGCCTTGTTCTTGGCTTCGCAGCGCGAGGCAGCGAACCAGCGGAACCGGTGAAACTGCCGCCCTTGGCCTGTGGCGACTCTGGGAATGTGCCATGTGTTCGTATCGCCTTGCCGAGCACGCTGCCAGGGTTGGCGTGTTGCTCGGCCATTGGCTGCTGTGGCTGCGATTGTTGCTGCTGTTGCTGGCCACCCTGCCGTGCGGCCATAGGGGTGGTATGGAGCGCCGTGACGGGCCACCGTGCGGCACTGCGGCTGGTCTAGCTCGTATCGGGTGCCCTGCTCGGTGAAACAGCTGCAAGAGGCTTCCTGCATGCGGCCGGCAGCATCGCGCCCAGTGAGCGAGGACATGCAGTACCGCTCGGGGTCGGCGGTGACTTCGCGCTGATCGTAGGCGGGCGCGGTCCAGGGCATCGAGCCGAATCGGGGTTCGTGGAGCCTCGCATATTCAGTGCGCGTTCCGAAGTTGCGTCGTGATCCGACCAATCCACCGCCCCTGCCGGCCGATACTGCGCGCAATGTCGTGCTGGTGCATGGCGCCTTTGCCGATGGTTCCGGCTGGCGCAATGTCTATGACCGCTTGGTCAAGCGGGGCTACCACGTCACCATCGTGCAGAACCCGCTCACGTCACTTGCCGACGACGTCGCTGCCACCCGCACCGCGCTCGATCAGCAGGACAACCGACGGTGTTGGTTGGGCACGCCGGGGCGACACGCTGATTAGCGCAGCCGGCGTGCACGACAAGATGGTTGGCCTGGTCTACGTTTCAGCACTCGCGCCCGATGCCGGCGAGACCACCGCGCAGTTGTATCAGGGCTTTGCTTCCACACCAGAGTTCGTCATCTACACCCGACCCGACGGCTTCGGCTTCGTGCGTCCTGCCAACTTCAAGGCCGGCTTCGCCAGTGATGTCAGCGATGCCGATGCAGCGTTCATGGCCGCGCCCCAGGTGCCGATCAAGATGGCCGCATTCGGCGAGCGTCTGCAACACGCAGCCTGGAAGACCAAGCCGAGCTGGGCGGTGATCGCCACCGAAGACAAGGCCTTCGATCAGGCCATGTTGCTGCACATGGCCAACGTATCGGCGCGGACATCATTACCGTGCCGGGAAGCCACGCTGTTCATCGCGCAGTCCCAAACCGTGTCCGATGTGATCGACCGCGCTGCGCGCGCCGCTGCGACAGAAGCCAAGTCCAGGTCCACACCAGCACGGAGGCCGGCTGACGCTGCTTGA